TGAAGTTCTGTCATTAGTATTAAACGCAGGAACTCTATAAGGTTTGTTCATTCTTGTATTTGACCAATCTGAAGAAATGTAGTAAGCCTCAACCTTTCCTAATTCGTTAGGCTTTTCTGCCCTAACCTTATCTACTCCGATATGGTAGATTTCAGCGATTTGTGTTCTGTCCTGCGACCAAACTATATTCAAAGCAAACGCTCCTTGAAGTTTAAAGTCAAAGGCTATTTTTTTAATTATTTCGTCTAGTGTTTCATTACTATTAGCTGAACTAAAGAATTTCTTTAATTTAACAACTGCATCTAAATCTCTTTCATCTTCATCTTCTATTACAAGCCCTTCACCTGCGATTAATTCTGCCGTAGCATTGATAATAGCGGCTTGTGTAGAACTGTTGTAATAAAGGTCTATTAAGAACTGAGGAAACAGGTTAGCCCAATCTTCTGTTCCGTAAGAAATCCATTCTTTTCCTCTTACCTCAGTAACTATTGGAGCTGTTGTTGTACTTAAATTTACACTTAGTATATTTTCCATTTTATAAAGTTGAAAGTCTGTCGTTTATATTAGCTATTAAGGTTGCACTAGAACTGCTATATATTTGTATTTCTGAGATAGTTCCATTATAAGGATTATTGTTAAGATTTCTCACCCCTATCGCATCTATTGAAGCTGTTCCTGCCAAGGTTTCCGTATCAGCTTGTGCCACCCCCTTCCAATATAAAGTAAAAACACCACTTACCCTAGTTAATACCATATAAGCGTCCTCTAAAAAAGTGCCACTATCTTTGTCAATATTGACTGCTGTGGCACTCGCCACTCTTACTCTTAATTCTGTTGTTGCTGTAAATCTTATAAATTCTCCATTTTGAGTATTATCCCCTAAAAGAGTTGTATTAGTAGTAGTTACGTGAATTTTTGCTCCAATAGTAAAGTCGCCTGTTAACTCTATGTCTGCTCCACTCGTTTGTAGGTTGTTATTATCAGCACTTGCAAAAGTCAAAACTCCTGCTGAATAAGCAGGTTGTTCTGTAGCCGTGCCTTGTATCATATCATAGCTATTAGTAGAACTATCTGCCCACGTTGAAACATCAGAGCCGTTAAGAGTAATACCGACTGCATTCTGATACCAAGCTACTAAACTTGTTTCATCATCTGGCGACCAAAGACCCTGTGGTCGTATTGATACTAAACTAAGAGCTAATTTAAGTGCTAACATTATAGAGGTTGTTCATAGTAACACAAAGCTACGCCTGAAGTCAAAGTGATAGCCGTTACGTTAAGAAAGATTGTCGTTCCAGCAGCCATTGTCGTATGTAAGTTTGCTATTGCACTTCCCGTTGCTGTTGTAGCATTTGCAGCAGCGATTGAAGCTATCACGCTTTCAACAGGAAAGTGTACTGCATAATAGTCCTTACTTGTCATAGCAGTTGTTGCTATTACATCACATCTGTTTTTCCCCATTTGCTCAGTTAAGAGCTGTTGTACATTTTCTATTGCCATTTTATTTTATTTTTTATTTTTTATTGTCCGTAATATATATAATTACTTTGTTCTATACTTGCTGTAATATTAGCAACCTTATTAGGTGTTCCACCTGTTAAAGTTACTATTGGATTTGTTATATACCCACTACCAGTATAGGTGATTGTTACAGTATTAACTAATCCACCACCATCTATTGTGCAGGTTGCTGTCGCTTGTTTACCCCCTGTCGTTCCTGGAGCTGCTATTGTAACCGTAGGTGCAGTTACATAATCAAGTCCAGCATACTGAATAGTTAAAGTCTGTACTCGTTTAGCATTTTGAATGTATTGCACTTCTTCATCTCCGTCTTTTTCTGCTAAATACAGCTTCCCAATAGCTACAAGCCCTTCTACTACTCCGTTGTCATTATCTACAGTTAAAACATCTGTTTCAGTTCCAGGAGCTGTAGCACTTGTCAAAGCAACAGTACCAATCCAAGATACTTCATAGACTTCATATTTATAATATCCAGCAGGGATTAATTTTATTTTCCCCGTATATCTATTTGGTGTTGCATTGTAAATAAAAGGCATTACAGTATATCTATCATAGATATTTGATAACAAAGGATAAGCATAAAAAACCGCACCATCCAAGTCATTTATGAATTTCACTAAATGTCGTGTCTTAACGTTAGTCTGATTCCCTATTGCATTTGCCTTCGTTTCTATATAGGCATCAAAATTAGTTTCTCTTATTGCTTGTATCATATACTATATAATAGAAAAGACTTGTATTTATTTGCTTATTACGTCTTTTATAAAGAAAAAGGTGGCAATAAAGCCACCCTAATCCAAGAATATATGAAAACTACTAATTAAGAAGTAACTGGATTTCCTGCACCAAAATTAAATGCTGCATTGTCAAACGGGTCTGTCGTGTAGTCCGCTACCATTGGAGAAGGGATTGACTCCATTCCGTCAAAGGTAAGACTGTAACCTCCTCTATCTCCCCAAGCTGCTCCGCTATCTATAGTACCTGCATTTAATTCCATTCCATTAGTAACACCTAATCCAAGAATTACATCGTGTCCGTTTGTAAGTTGTGCGTTTAATTGCACAAAACAAACAAGTTTAGTTGCTCCTAATAATTTAATTTGATTTTGGTCCTCTTTGGTAAGTCTGTTAAGAATTATACTTACAGAAGGAGTATAGTATATTGTTCCGTTTTCACGAGAACCGACTATTGTTTCTGTCATACTAGCCACTCCAAGAGGCATAGTATATCTATATAGTACATTAGAAGCCATTTCAATATCTGAAATTTCACCTGTCGCTTGTACTATTCCTACTGTTTCTATTGGTGCTGTAAATTGGTCGTAGACACCAAAGTACACAAATTTAATTCCACCGCTAACTCGATTGCAGTCTAAACCACGCCCCATATTATCGCTTCCATCGAGAGCAGCCATATCCATCAGCGTAATTCTAGTAGCGTCTGACATCAAGTCGGTTCCGAAGAATAGATTTGACTTCTCAGCTATTACTAATTGGTTGTCAGCCATTCCTGGACAAACAGCAATTTTGTAACCCTCAAATACAGGCTCATAATCTCCGTTCATATTGTAAGCATTAACATACCCTAAAGTAGATACTGCTGATACATAGAACGCATAAGTTTTAGCATTCATATAAATATGCAAATCTTCTTTTCTTAATACCGCAGGAATATTACCTGCTAAGTCAGAAGTTGCAGTTTGTAAGTTAGCTATAATATTAGCTGCTGTATAAGCACCTGTTGCACTAGAAGAAACTACTGTACCATCTACAGGAAAGATACCTGTTGTAGCAGTTAAAAACCCTTCAAATTCTCCCTGTGTAGCATCAGCTCCTTCCCATATTGAATTTTCAGTTGCTTGTGCTATAATGTTCCCCATATAAGAGATTACATAGTCGTCAAAAGATGCTGGTGGTGGTGCTCCTGCACCTGCTCTCATCTGTAACGCTTCCCAAGAATCCAAGAGTGTAGCCTTGCATAAATCAAGGTTGATTTGTAAATTCTTTGGTTCTAATACGTTCTCAGTAAGTGCCAAAGTACCATAATCAGTAAAGTCGCATTCTGCATCACGCACAACAGAACTTCCTGCTTGTCTTTGAATATTACTTTTGTATTTTATGTTTTCTATCATTGTTAAGTAGTCCAATGATGTTGCTTCTTTTAAAGCTGCGGACACATAGAATCCAGCCGCCTTCCCTGCGAAGTTTGATGTTGTAGTAAACGCCATTTTTTTTTATTTTTTAAATTATTGTTTTTTATTTATTTAAGTTATGTAAGAACCTTTCCTGTTTTGTCATTCTTCTAAGGTCTTGCTTAGTAGGAGTAGGTCTTTCTGAACTAAATTTGTTTGTATTGATAGGAGCTTCAGCAGGTGATTCTGCTAATTCTGCCTTAAGTTTTTCATTCTCAGCTTTTAATTCTTCAACTGAAAATTCTACTACTTCTTTTGTAGTTATAGTTTTTGGATTTGTAGAAGGTTCTTCAGTAGCCATTTCTTCTGATGCTTCAACTTCATCATCTCCGCCTTCTTTTGATTCTTTTAAATCAGCAACCGCATCTTCTAAGTTCTGAATACGTTTCTCCATTCCAGCCCAATCTTCAACATCAGCTTCTTTACCATCATCTTCTGCTGCTTCAACTTCTTCTGATGCTTCTTCCTTTTCTTCTGTTTCACTTTCAATAACTTCAGCAACCACACCCTCAACATCAACTCTAAAGCTAACACCATCTTCTGTCTTATAAGTTCCTATTGGTAAAAGTATCGTAGTTCCATCCTCAGTTAGTACTGAGATGTCCACACCTGCTTCAAGTTCTTCAGCCGTTGATACAAAGATTGTACCATCTTCGCTTTTAGATTGCCACGCCAAAATAACTTCTTCATCTTTGTTAAGACCAAGTGCTACTAATATTTGCTTTTTTAAATCCATTGTAATTTTTTTATAGTGAGTTTATATTAATATAATAGAATGTTTGCTTATTTATTTGATTTGTTGATTATTGATAGCTTTTAACTTTTTGATAAATAGCTTTTAATTTTTTAAAATCACCTTCTAGTTTATTTACTGCATTTATTGCAGACTTATAATAAGGTATATCATTTGGAGAAATGCCTAACCCTTTTGCATCAACCTCAACTTCCTGTAATAATTTTTGAACTTTATTAAATGCTGAAAGAGACATACCTGACTGTTTACCCACTATAGTCGCATCTTTTTTAATTAATTCAGTTTTTTTATCTATAATAATAAG